TTCCCCTCCCCCCCCGGGGATTTGATGAGAATCGCTCGCATTCATCGCTTCGAGAGGTATGGATGAGAACGATTCGCGCCTCGCGCTGCCTCTGCCTTTGTCTTCACTAGGTGGCAGTCGGTACAGATGGCCTGCAGGTTCTCATCGGCGTCGGTGCCGCCTTCCGCCTGCGGCACAACGTGGTCGACCTCTTCCGCCTGGCGGATGCGCCCAGCAGCGCGACACGGCTGGCACAGGTACATGTCACGCGCCATCACCGCATCGCGCTTGCGGCGCCATGGCCGACCACCTCGCCCTTTGCCGTAGTTCTCTTGAGCGGCCTGGGCAACATGCACAGGTGCTAGCTGGGGCATGGGGCGGTGACGACCTGGGAAGCTAGCCATCAGGGCTTCTCGCTCCTGCGCGCGGTGCAGCTCAGACTGGTGGAGTCGATGTTCACACCAGAGATGCGAAGAGCAAGCCGCCGCCACCACGACAGCCGCTGGTGCGACTCCATCTCCAGCAACATGCCGGGCATCACCTGCATCTGAGCAAAGCACTCAATGCGAGCGCGCCACACGTCGTCGACGCCGGCGACCAGCTCCACCTTGGTCACGCCCTTCAGCTCTTGGCCATCGACCAGCACCTTGGTGCCCTCGGTACGGGTGAGTCCCGAACGGTCGTCCATCGGCGGCGGGATGATCGTGACGATGCCCATCAACCTCTCTCCTGCAGTGCATAGACGAACTGCGCCAGCTCGATGACGTCCGCCTTGGTTGCGTCGCGCCATTCGGTGGAGCCGCAATCCTCAACCACCACGCCATCGGGTGCCGGGCCATTGAACCTCGTTCGGCTCAGCTGCCGCTGGATCTGCATCACCGGACGCCCGAACCAACCGAGACGAATCCGCACGCCCACGACTCGACCCTCACTCAGGGGGCCGGGGTAAGGACCGAGCGGGCCGGCCATCAGCCGAGGCTCTGTGACTGGTCGCGCTCGCCGGGCACCAGCTCGCCGTCCAGGTTGTGGGCTGACTCTTCCTGCTCCTCCTCACCTTCAGCTGCCAGCGCCGCCAGCAGGGCATCTACCTTCTCTTCGAGCATGGCGGTGGCTTGGCGCTGCGCTTCCTGCTGCAGCTCGATACGGCGCAGTCGGTCGTGCAGGCTCACGGCGTCACCTCGGTACGGTCTGCTGCGATGACGGCTTGGCAGGCGCGGACGTGGTCGTCGGCGTCGCGTCCGATTTGAACAAGAGCGCCCGCGACCTCTGCTCGTAGTTCGGCGTGCGCATCACGTTCGATGGCGCCGGCGACGGCTTCGGACAGGCGAGCGGTGTTGCAGGTGGCGAGGTCGTCGCGCAGCTGGAGGCTGCCATCACGCACGCCAGCAGCAACAACAGCAGGGACGGCCGTGGCCGCAATGCGATCTTCTTCATGCTTGGCTCCGATGTTGGCCATGGTGTCAGCCTGCTGGTGCTCGACGGCGCGGGCCTGGTTGAGCTGCCGCGCCTGCACGGCGCTGGCAGTTACCTGCTGTCGCGCCTGCCCGGTCTTTGCACGGTCACCACGCCAGGCCCAACCGGCACCGAACATGCCAGCGGACCAGGCGACGAACACCAGCAGGTAGATGCTGATCCGGTTCACGGCTCGATCTCCCTGCCGACGGTGATGGGCGAGACCAGTGCGCAGTCCTGCGGCAGCAGACAGCACGTCAGCTCGAGCAGTTGGTCGATCACCCAGCACCAGACGTGCAGCACAGGGATCTTCGGCGTCCCGGCGACCTGTTCCTCGCTGTCCACGCGGAGCCAGGCAGGAACGCCGAACAGGGTTCCCTCATGGGTCATGCCATTTGCCAGCGCATCGTCCTTGGTGACGTAGATAAGCTCTCGCATATCAGCCTCCCGACCTGCGGGTCATGCCAAAGAAGTAGCCGATCACCATGCCGGTAGCGTTGTTCAGGCCGCCCACCAGCATGCCGAACGAATCCTTGTTCTCGGCGGGGATCGCCACTGCCACCAGGGCGGCCATGGCCAGGCCGAGCATGGTCAGCACCAGCACGGCGATGCCGACGCGCGCGGCGCCGATGTTGCGGGTCGCGAAGGTCATGCGGCACCTGCCAATGAGTGGATTTCCTCCAGCGCCCAGTGGTAGAGCGACTGGTCGATGATTGTCACGCGCGTGAGGCGCTTACCGCGCACCATTTTCACGGCCACCTGGGTGGACTGCTGCACCGCCAGCAGCACGAATGCGATTCGCTGCTTGGTCGGGTCAGGCTCCTGCAGGACAGCGAGCGCGTCGCTGACCATCTCGCGGATGGCTAGCAGCAGCTCGGCGGTTGGGTTCTTGGCCTTCTGATTCTCCAGCACCACCAGCACGCCCTGCAGCTGACTGACCGGCGACAGGCGGGCAGCCTTCTTCTTCGCCGTCATGCGGACAGCGCCTTCAGCGCGCGTGCGTAGCGGGCCTTCCGGTCAGCAGCGCCGATCTGCCCACCATTGATTCGTTCGGTAATCTCATCGAAGCGACTGGCGTCTGCCAGCTTGTTCAGGGATCGGGCGTCCCAGAATGCCCCGGCGGCCATAGCTCCCCATTTCGGCTGCTCCAGCTCCTCAGGCTTGGCCTCGAAGTCAGGAACGCCCTTGATGCCCTTCGCCCGCAAAGCGTCGCGGATGGCCACGTAGTTGGCCCGGCCGGTGTTCTGGATGGGACCACGGCCACGATAGCGGTAGCCATCGCCACTCGCCTCCGAGCCATTGCCCAGCCGGTTGGCGTAAGCGTTGTTGCCGATCGCAACCGGCTTCCGTTCCAGCGCGCGCGCCAGGTCGTTCGGCTTCCTCGGCTTGGCCTTGGGGTCCATCGCATAGCGGCTGGGCCAGGTGTCGGCCATGCCCTGCGCGCCGTAGTTCAGGTTCTCGACGGTCCGGGTCAGGCTCGCCGACTCATGCCCGACCTGCGCCAGGAACGCTGCCACCCGCTTCGGGGTGCTGATGCCGAACGCCGTGCAGGCGTCGGTCATGGGCTGGGCCCACTGGGCGGCGACGGCGGCACTGCAGCCGACCGCCTGCTGGATTGTCGAGGCGGTCAGGATCATGGCAATTCCGGAAATGAAAAACCCCGGCTGGTTGGCCGGGGTCGGGTCGTGCGCGATGGTAGAAAAATACTGGGAAAAGTGCGGGGGCATCAACCCCGCACTTTCTCCGGCTCTCATCTGGCGCTATCTTGTCCTTGGCCTAGTCGGCAAGGACCCCTTAGCGGGGGGACGAGAGTGGCTTAGCGGCTGCTCAAGGGGGCAGCAAGAACGGCCTCAGACCAACCTTTCCCCAGGGTGATCCTGGCTGAAGGGAGTCTGGGACACCCGGACCCTACTGTTTCTGCTTCACCCACAACTGTGTGCACGCAGGAGGGTGACGTCGTACGAACGCGACGAAAAAGAAGGCCGAGATCACTCACGTGGTCCCGGCGGGCCCGCTGGGGCTGCCATGCCGGAATTACCGACATGATTAAGTTCCAGCTCAAGGTAGAGGTGGACCTGGTCAAGCTGCTGAAGGTTTGCCTTCCGTACTTGATCCTCCTCGCCCAGTAGTGCCGAGGCCGGGTGCTCCAGGAGCGCCCGGCCTCACTTCTAGGCAGCGGATCGATCCAACGCCCTCGCCATATGCCACGCGGCCTCTTGCTCAGCTTCGGTAAACCGCTGCAGCATCCACTCATAGACCCCACGCCAACGCTCCCGATAGCTGGATTCGTCCCGACCCAGCGCCGAGGCCCGCCTTCGGTCGCTTACCTGGCCGAGTCCCGACCCGCCGCACACCTTGCACGGCACCAGCAGCTCCCCAACCATCGCCTGGCCCCTTCCCTCGCAGGACGCGCAGTGCGGCCGCTTGGCGATCTCGCTGATCACCGCCGCCGCCAGCGTCGGCAGCGACTCCAGGGTGCTGATCGGCCAGCACCCTGCCTTCACCCGGCCGAGGCGCTGCTGGGCCGCATCGCGGTTCGCCCGCTGCTCCGCTGTGGCCGCACCACCCCAACCCATGCACACCTCAGCCAGGCCGAGATCCGTCCGGGCCTCAGCCAGGCGGCGCTGCTGGCGCTGCAGCTCCGGCGTCACCAGCGCGATTACCGCGTCCCTCAGCTTGTGCCGTCGCAGCGCGGCGCCATCTGGCCACCAGCACGCCTCCAGCAGCTCCCGGCCAAGGCCTGCCGGCACCATGCCCAGCGCCGCCGCTATGTCCTGGTTCGTCAGGTCGGGCTTCCCACCTCCCCGGCCGATGTCGAGCTTCACCGTGCTTGGCCCCAGCCGCGCCATCGTCTCTCGTGGATTCATGCCCGTTCCCCTGTCGTTGAGTGGCCGGCCGCCGCCGGCCCGCCTGTAATCCGCACCACGACCTGGCCGCCAGGCCGCCGTTCGTCATGCACGAACAGATTCTGTTGGAACCGCCCATCGTCGATGCCGAGCAGCTGGGCGATCCCGTCCCGGTACGGCTTGCACCGGCCCGTCATGTTGTCGTCGTCTGGCAGCTTCTTGCCCGGCGCCTGGTAACAGTCGATCCATAGGTGCAGCTTGCCTGGCGGCAGCTGCAGCGCGCGCCAACCCGCCTCGTGCGCCAGCACCACCGCCGTCTGCCGGGCGTGCTTCGTGGCCCTGGCCTTCACCCGGTAGTGCACGCGGGCGTTCGGCGACAGGTCCTTGCTCGGCCAGGGGAGTACCAACTCCAGCGCGCGTACTTCAGTAGCCATTGCGGTCAGGGTCCAATGGGATGATGGCGAAACCCTTCCTCTCCAGCTCCCGCAACAGGACAAGCCCGCGGTCGATATGGTCCCCTGCCGATGCCTTCGAAGCAGCCGAGCAAGCTTCGCCGATCCGCCAAGCGTCCAAATTGCCTGGCTGGCGCTTGGTATAGGTGTATGGCTGGTCACGCCTCACTGCGACACCTCAGCCACGCTAGTGCCCTGAACAGCGTCCACAAAAGCACGGCGCCACCGGTACGCCGTCGCACGGCTTACCCCGAAGTCCGCTCGCAACGTTTCAACCGATGGGACGCGGTGCCCGTACCTGGCCACCATCCGCAACGCAAGCGTCAGCGAGGCGTTCTGCGTGTTCGGGCTCGGCCAGCCTGCCTGCTCGCATACGTGGTCTGAAGATCTCGCCATCACGGCACCATTCCTCCTTGCGGGAATGGACTCGACCAGTGCCCACGCCTGGTCTCTCACGCGCCTCGACAGTGGCTTTGACTGCCCTCGCCCGGCGATGAACTCAACCGAGGTAATTGCATCGTTCAGGAGGTGGCGAAGTTGGGTCTCCTGCACCAGCACGTAGCCCTCGGGCGGCGTGAGGGCGGCGATGATGGCGGCCAACTCAGCAGCGTAGGTCTGGCCACCCATTTCAATATTCATGGCATTCACCAACGAGCCACGATCCTTGTACTCAGCCGCCAGCAGCTCCCGCGCCCGCTTCTCGATGGCGTCCATCACTTCGCCTCCCTCGGCAGGATGAAATTCCCGGCCGCGTCGTAGTGGTCCTCGCTGTGGAAATCGCCGTCGTCGCAGTCCTGGCAGATGATCTCCACCGTGTGCGTCTCGGGGTAATCGGTGTCCCGCCGCAGGTCCTGTCCCTCCTTGCGGCATTTCGGGCAGCGCAGCCTGATCTGATCAAGCGCGTCCATCACGCCACCTCCGGACCGGCCGGCTCGGCGGCATAGTGCGTGATCTTGGGGTTGTCACCCCGCCAGCTCCCGAACACCGGCCGCTTGCTCTCCGAGTCCCACAGCATCAGCCGCGTGCCGTCCTGCGGCGCCAACTCGATGGGCTTCCAGTCAGGAACGGCGGGCGCCCTACGGTTCCAGGCTCGAATCGCCTTCTCACGGTCCCCAGAGTGGCGGCCTTCGCACTGGCAGCTCGGGGTATCGCAGAACACGTGGTAGCCACCAAGGATCGCCTGAAGCGGCACATCTCCCATGATGCGAAGATCCGTGCCGCCACACATCGGGCATGGTTTCAGCACCGTCGCGCTCATGCTGCCCGCTCCCAGCTGGCCGTCAGGCGCTGCACCTTCCCGCCGCGCGCCTGGAACTGCTCCACCGTCTCGGGCGGTCGCTGGCCGTCCTTCTCCTTGCCCCACGCCTTCGCCGGCGCCAGACCGGATCGCTGCGCGACGCGCGACCGGCTGATGGTCATCTTGTCCACACGCGGTGCCTTCGGCTGTGCGCCGTTGCGCGCACGGTAGGCTCGGCCACGCTCGATGCGCCGCTCGCGAAGTTCCTCCGCTGTCGCCTTGTGGAAGCGCATGCCCTTTCCGCTGTAGCGGTACGCGGCGGTAGCCCGGGTGCCCGTCTTCACCAGGTAGCCGCAGCTCACCAGCCACGTCAGAACATCGCGAACGCCGTTGCGCTCCTTCGTCTTGTCGACGCCGGTCACGTCCATCAACTCGAACACTTGCTGGTGGCCGAGCGACTGGCCCTTCCGCGCTTCGAAAATGGTCCTGACCTCGTCGGACAGGCCTGTCGGCTTAGCCATTGGCAGTTCTCCTGAGATGGTTCACATAGGTCTGCTGCGCGATCAGTTCGTCGTCGGAGCAGTACAGTTCGTGGAAGGTCCTGGAGCCGTCTTTCAGGCTCCAGCCGTAAACCTTGGACATCCATGCGAACGACCTCCCCTCTTGCGGGATGCGCTCGTGATGCCACTGGCACATGGCGAACCCGAAGGCATGGCCGCGCCGGATGTTTCCTGACTTGCAGTGGTGGTAGTCGCAGCCGTAGACCACGCGATGCTCGGGCAGCAGGTTCCGGGTGTAGAGCAGAAGGCAGACCATGCACGGCCCTGCCTTCGCCTTCCGGATCCGGCGTGCTTCTTCCTTTGTCGGCGGTGGTGCCTTCGACCACATCAGCGTTTCGTCCTCGTCGTGCTACGGCGTGCCGCGCTCAGTTCCTGGTCCCGCCCATCCCATCCGGCCTGCCAGCGGCGTCGCCGCGTCACACCGTCCTGCCCCATCTCATACCGCGGCGCCGATTCCCGACTGCGGCAGGCATCGCGTGCCCACCGGCCGGCCTGCTCCACCTGGACCAGCTCCACTTCAGTCACCATCGAAGTTCAGCTCGGCCGCAGCCCGTTCCATCGCAGCGCGCGCCGACTCCCGGTCACGCACCGGCCGCACGCCGTGCTTCTCCTGCTCGATTGCCAGCACGGGCTCCGGCACCGGCTTTCCATCCACGACGTGCTGGACAGCTCGCGTGTAGGTCCGGCCACCTTCGCCGAACCCGCTACGACGGCCACCGATGCCGGCATTCACCAGCACCAGCCACCCGGATTGCTCCATGCGGCGCAACTGGTACTGCACCGAACGCTCCGACTGCCGGGTCTTTTCTGCCAAGCGCGCAATCGACGGGAAGATGTGCGTACCGTCGTCGTGCGCGTGGTCGGCCAGCGCCAGCGCCAGCAGCATCTCGCCGCCGCCGTTCGGGTAGCGGTCGAAGACCATGCCTGTAACTCGTGCGCTCACGTCAGATCCCCAAAGCCAGGTTCTGGCCCGGGGCTACCGGCCACCAGGTGCACGCCGTTCGGCCGCTGACCGCGCAGGGCTTGTTCGGCCCGCGCCACACGCGGCCGGCTTTGATCAGCTCAGGCAGACGGCGGGCCAACATGTAGCGGTCCAGGCCCGTGGCCTGCGCCAGCTCGTTGCTGGTCATGCCGGGGTTTTCCGTCACCGCCTTGGCGCTCTGGTCGTGCTGGTGCGCCTGCAGGCCGCTTTCCACGACGTAGGTAGCCGCGTCGTGGCTGGTGCTCAGGTCGCTGGAACGAGCCGGATGGTTCATTGCGCGTCCCTCGCTGCAGCGTTCGCCGCATGCTGAGCAAGCTCGGCAAAGATCTCCTGCAGGCGCGAACAATGCTGCGCGATGGTGCTGGCCTCGTTCGGCGTGATCCGCTGATCAGCCATCGCTTCGGCGATGACCTCGGCCAGATCACCCTTGGCGCCGGCGGCTGCAAGCAGCGCACCGATCAGGCTGCCGCTGGCGCTGCCTTCCATCTTGCTCAGCGTGTAGCCGTGCTCGCCGGCCAAGGCGTGCAGGATTCGGTAGTCGCCGGTCACGCCCATCACCTCGCTGGCTTCGACCAGCGTCAGGTGGTGCGTGGAGTTGTTCGGGTTGACCTTGTTCCGGAGCACCGCCGCTGACATGGCAATGCGCGGTGCCAG